TCCCTTGTCAGAACGTCAAGCATGTCCTGGTCAGGAACCAGCGTGACCTCAAGACCCTCAATGATTTCATTGCCATACTGCGCGGCGGCGTCTTCCCACTCCTGCACCCATGCCTCCAGCAAGGCGATCCGTGTCTCCATCGCTTCCATCTTGCTTGTGCATGAGCATGTAGAGCAGCCCGTTTCGTTTTGCATATCGCTCACACGATTCCCCGGTTTGAATACTTGATCGGCTTTCTTTCCTGCGTCTGGTTGTGCAGTTCCTTCTCGACCACCGCTATGTACCGGAACATGTCCGCGCCGTGCGTGTTCTCGTCCTTCTTAGGCATCATCGGCTCGTCGGTAGTCGGAGAGATGACCCGTGCGTACCGTCTTAGCCGATTAAAGAGCGGGGTACAGTTCTGCTTGTCAAAGTAGACCCGTGGGAACATCTGCCGCGCGGCCTCAATCCCTGCCTTGATCCCAATGTCCGGTACACCCTTCGGGTCCGTCTTTAGGCCAAGCTTTGGCAGTAGCTCTATAGGCGACAGTCCGGTCTGCGGGTTCCTGGCCTTACCGTCATGCGGGAGCCATGCAGCGCGTGGGTTGATCTCAAGCTTCTTCCCGTATGGCTTGGCGAGCAGTTCGTTGACGTAGCTGTCATACGTCCTGTGACTGTCCTCGATGTAGTCAATGACCCGCACACTTGATGCAGCAGTCTGAACCACACCGATAGCCATCTTGTCGTTCCAGCCCAAATCCCACACCGTGTAAACTTGCAGCTTCGGGTCGTAAGGAACGGCGCACAGCCTCCCGGATGACAGCGTCTCCCTTACCTCATCGACAAAGATCGCACCGTCAACAGCGGGCTTGCACTTACCGCTCCAGATATTGTCGTACTCTTCCTGCCGCCTGGCTCCCTTCTCTACCGCCCGAAGAAAGGTCTTACGCTCTTCCTCAAGGATGTCAGGGAACCACGGGTTGTTGTGGTAGCTGCACTCGAGCAACAGGCAATTGTCAGGCGGGCTTTCGATAAACCGCTGGTACACCTCGTCGGTGTCAAGGTCAGGGTTCAGCGTGAAAAGAATCTCAGAGTTGGCCTTGCGTATGGTCGGCAAGAGGATGTCTATGCTCCTCCTGGTAAACCCTGCGGCCTCTTCGCCCCAGAACTTATCGTAGCCCTCAAAAGACTTGATCGTCTCCGCTGTCAGGTTCGACAGGCCCGTGAAAGCAAACTTGGTGCCGTTCTTCCCCCGGATCTCTGTCTGCAGTACCTCGTAGAAACCCTCAAGGCCTAACAGGCTTATCTGGTCCGCTAGAAGCTGGTGGACAGAGTCCTTGATCGACTTCTGCACCTCGCGGCCACAAAGAATACGCAACGGCTCCTGGAACCCGGATATCAACAGGTAACGCGCAACCGTCCAACTCTTAACACCGCCCCTGCCGCCATACAGAATTTTGTACCTGTACGGCTTCCAAATCTCTCTTACGTGGTCAGCAAACTCCCACTCAGGCTCAATCGTCTCTGCTAACAAAGGTCACTTTCCCTGATAGTGGAATGGCGTCACCGTCCGGCCCGCTCAGTTCCATGAGCTTGGGCATAAGCTTCCCTATCACGTTAAGGTACTGTGCTGGCTGCTCTGCCCTGACCTGCTCAATCGCGGCTATACCAGCCTCACTGAAGTCATCGGCTAGCGCCTTGATAAATGCCTCAGACAGCTTGTTGCGCGATCCTTTAGGCCGTCCGCCACCAGGATTGCCCGGTTTAAATTGTGTGTCACTACTTGGCATCCGTTATCTGCCCGTTATGATTCGGATTAACTGCGCCTTTCTTTTTGAGGTCGGCAGCTTTCTTGAGGCTCCGGTTGTAATCCCCGAAGATTCGCTCCCATGACGAGGCGAACTCCTCAAGGTCGACCTTTGCAGGTCGTCTGTGGCTTCCTTTACCCATCTCTACATCAACAAAGCAATCAACGCTTCCTCGTCCTCTTCCTCGTCCCTGATCCTTGCCTGCAGTAGCTGCGATATCTCCCTGTCCCTATCAATCCTCTGTTGAGCCTTCCTGTAGATCCACTCAACCGCTTGCTGAGTTTTCTTAACATCCCGGCGAAGAACTTTAGACTTGGTTTCCTTGCCACTGATTAGCTTGACGCTGATTCGCGGGATGTCCTTGACCGGCTCCGTTAACTGCGTGGCAGCATCTTCAGCGACCTCCCGTGCCTGCTCCAGTACAGCCTGGGCATCGGCAACAGAGGCGACCTCAATGAACTGGTTGTCGATCTCTACGATGTAACGCTTGCGCTTTTGCCTGCCCTTAGACTTAGCGGGCGTTTCCTCGGCGTCGGCTTCCTCTTCCGCTACCGTTGCCTGATGTGTGGCAATCGTTAACTCAGCGAGGCTGGTCGCTACATTGACATCAACCGCAATACTGGCCTGCCGCTCTGCGAGCGTTAACGCACTGGTACTGGCGCTGACGTTAACATCAACCGCGATACTCGCCTGTTGCTCTGCAAGCGTCAGGGCTTCGACGTTGGTCGTTACGTTGACATCGTTTGCGATTGACGCTTGTTGTTCTGCCAGCGTTAACGATGCCCTGCTGGCCTGTACGTCAACGTCAAGCGCGACACTGGCCTGCGGCGTGGCAACAGATAGCGTCTCGGTGGACGCTGATACATTTACATTGTTGACCAGTTCCCACGTAAACGCGGCAATCGTGTTCTCATCGACCCCGCCATTACCCGGACTGTCGTTGTCCATGACCACCAGGTCAAGGTCAAGATCCGTGTTATGCGCGTGAGAACTTTTCTGGCCCCACAGCAGCAGGGCGCACTCGTCTGCACCATCGTGCTGCCCCTGTTCCGGGGCTGAATTCGCAGACGCATTGGTCTCGCCAATTATTTGAGTGCCACCCTGATCGATGGCATTCATCATCCGGGCTTGGGTTGAGGCGACATCCCAGGTCAGGTGAGAAAAGATGGCCCAGTCCCGCGCAGAGCCGGTACTACTCGTATGGCTTAGTGTATCGACGGTATAATTGGTATCGTGGTTGTCGATACTTGTCGTGCTTACGCCCTTCGCTTTTTGTTTGAACGCATGATCCTGAAAAGCGTTCATGTCAATCGCAAAGATTCGACTGTTCAGAAGATCTGGATTAGTGCCCTCTGAAGAATATTCAACCGCCGCCGTGACACTATCACCGCTCACCGTGTACGCGGTCATGGTGAGCATACAACTTACTTCGGTGGTATCGCGGGCTTCGTAGCGCGTGAACGCTTTGTTGTTCCCGTCTACATCGATCTGGAACTCTACAGCATCGGAATTGCTGTTCATGTCCCAGCGCGTAAAGGCAAAGATCAGCCAGTCGCCCTCGCCAAGCGTTACCGAAGCGCCAGTCTCTGTGGAGGTTGAAATACTCGTATCGTCGGTATCAACCTCCGCGTACTTCCACTGGTCGGTGGTCAGATCGTCCAGGTCGATCATGCACAGCCAAGAGCCAGTAACATTACTGGACTCCGAGCCGTCAGATTTCATCTGGATTTCGTAATCGTTAGGCGATGAGGCCGTCGTTACTTTGTCTAGAAATCCAAAGTGAACGCCGCTTGCACCACCGTTGCGTCTGGACTCCGCTCGCTGCTCACTATTGCCCAGCGCACCGACACCGTTCTCGGTGACGTTCATGTAGATCTGATTGTTACTCGTGCTAGACCCACCGTGCAGGGCATGAGCTAAGAGTATGTAATTCGTACTCCCGTCCAGGGACGATCCCTGAATTTCATGCTCTCCAGCCGAACCAACATGCGTAAACGATGTTGAGGTCGTCGTATCGATCGAGTTTGTTTCAACTATTGCGTGTCCAATCTCTGCCATCAGATTAGATCCACAACATTGTTACTGTTAACACAGACTGCATTGCACAGTCTTTCTTACGAGATAGTGAAGATACCTGATGCGTTCCAGGTAATGGTCAATGACCCGGCCTGCATGTTCACTGGCCCGCCCAAATCAACAAAAGCTATTCCCTTGTCTGCAGATGTGTCGTTATAAATCAAGGCCCAATAACAATCTTGGTCATTTGAAGCATGGGCTGCCCACGTGGGATTTGTTGAAGAGTCAAAGGTCAGCGTCCCGCCACTCTCTGTTGACAGCGCATTCCACCCGCCAATACTTGTGCCTCCGGCGGTATACGTCCCACTGGTGCCTACCTGTGTAAAGTCACTCAGCGCGGGCGTTGCAAAGGACGCGGTGGGCGTGGTGGTGTTGTCAAGGAGCGCCACCTTGATGTCATCGCTCGCACCGAATCCGCTAAAGAACGCGAAATCCAACGCTTCCTCAAAAAAAGTGATATCACCGGTCGCCATGCTTTTTGATCCTCTGTTCTACCTGAGCGTCGATGGGGTCAACGTTGACTTGGCGCGGCACATATCTTTGCCTTGCCTTGAACTCGACAACTCTGCTCTGTGTCTGTTGTGGTACATACTTGGGTTTCAGCTTTAGCTCTTGCTGTGGCTGAGTAACGGTTTGCGGGACAAACCGATTTCTTAATTTAATCTCTTGGTTTTGCGGCTCTGGCTCACCCTGAACCGTTCCCCTCTTTCTGAGAAAAGCCGTCTGCTCGTCATCGATTGGACGGTCATTGAGGACAACCGGGACTTGTTCAGGTGACTGAGGTTGCTCCTCATCGATAAACCTGATGATTGGCGCACCGCGTTTTTTAGGAGTTGGCAGTGTGCCAAACCCTGTAAACGCCTCGGCACCATCAAGCGTGATCGTCACGCTGACACCCTCAAGGTGTTCGCCCTGACCTGCAGCCGAAGCGCCTGACAGCGTTACCGATGAGTCGCCAACGCTTTTCGCCTGGAATGTCTTAGGTTGCTGCGAGAATCCCAGCGGGGACAGGTTTTTTATTGACTGACCGCCGTCCGCCTCTACAGCGGCAGTCTCTGCATTTCCGCCAACGCTAGTCAGCGTTAACGATACATCAACCGTCTTTGTCCCCGGCCCTTGCTGGCTAAACCCTAAAGGTCTGAGGCTCATCTATCCCCCTATCTGTGCTCCCGGCACGATTATTCTTGCGTCCAGGTTCTCCAGAAACGGCTCACCCTGTACCTGATTGCCAGACGAGTCCTGCCAGCCGATCTTGAACTCGTGGCCGTCTGTTGTGCGTATGATTAACCAGGTGCCGTCTATCAAAAGGCACTCAATCGTTTTCCCGCCGACATGCCCCGAGATAAACCCCGGATTATGTGTGCCGCAGGTGTACTTGCCTATGCTACGCAATACGAACCAACGCGGTGTTGTACGCGGCGGCAGGTAACACGACGGAGAACGTCCCGCTACTCGAGGACTTGGACCCACCGAAGTCTCCGACATAGATTGCAACGTCAGCGGTCGGACTGCTTACCGTGTCGTCATACACCAAACATGAGTCGGCGGTGATCGTTGACGAGCTCCAGCTAACGTCGTTCCAGTCATAGAAGCTGACGTGGTTTGTCGTGTCCGTGGTCTGGCTGGCACCTGACATGGTAGCGCCGCCCGCCGTGTACCCGCTACCCGACACTTGTCCGGTAGTCGTGTAAGCGCCCGGACTGTTCTGGTCATGAGATTGACCCGAATACAGGGCCATCTTAATCGTGTCACTCGAAAGGTTGATGACTTTATTGAGGATATCTCTGCGAAAATTATTGGTTAAGCATGTGGTAGCCACGGGGTACCTCTAGGTGATGATGTAGTTATCGCCATCGCCCGGCGCTTCGGTGAGCGCCGACACAACGAACTTTTCTTTGGAATTGGCAAGCGAGTAATCGCTGATTGTTGTCTGCTGCCCAAGCAAGGCACCCGATGTGAAGGTGATGAGCCTGCCGTTGTAGTGATCCGCAGTCGCCTCCTCGGTTGCGTTAGGCGAAATTCTGAAGCCCTCAAACGCGGTTGTCGTTGGCGTGAACGTTGCGTTGTCCACTTCACCGATGATGATTGACTGATTGCCCTCGACCCAGCCCGAAAGGTTGGTGTTAACGATTACGCTTTGGTCTTCCCAGGTTTTAGGATCTGTCTGATCGACGATTTTAAATACGATTATTCCGCCAAGTGTCTCGGTTGCCGTAATCGCAAGGGAGTAGATACCGCCGCCCTCGTGCGCCGGGTTGTTACTGGTGTTAGAAAACGACGATCCATCGATAGAGTAGGTCGCGTCTCCGGTCGCAAACGTGACCGGCGTTGACTCATAATCCGTCGCGCCAAAATCAACCAGCGGGAAATAAATCGTCGCCGTCTTGCCGTATGTTCTTAAAACTTCCACTTATAAGATTCCTCTGCCGACACCGCGTGCGGTGCCTCTGCCTGACCCACGAAACCCTGATCGTTTCGCCACGAGCTCTACCAGCGCCCCGGCATTTTCATCCGTGGCACTCCAAGAAATTGTGACTGCGCTTGGCGCTCCGGTTAACAGGTGCGCCACGTAGATCGCGTGGTCGTTGTTGTTGTTTGCGCCACCGCCTGTCACCGTGTCCGCGATCTCTGCAAAGCTAGAGCCGTTGCTGGCTGGGCTCATGTTCTCGCCAATTCCACCAGCCGCAAGGAACAGCGCGTTCCCGGCGCTACCGCCAGAATTAAAGACTGTCGTTGACGTCGTTGACGTATTGTTAACCACCTGCACCTGATTGGTTACGTCTGCGACTGAGGTGTTTTGCGTACCGCTGTAGTTGACCAGGGTGACCCACGAGGCCGGGGGATTGCTTGGTGACCCGAACTCGCAGAAAAATGTGTTCTCGTCTATATCAGGGTTGATAAGCCCATACACATAGACGCGCATGTCAGTTGAGTTGCCCTCGCCCGAGTCAGAGATTGCAGTCATCGTCTCAGAGTTATACTGCGGCGCGGTGTTGAACTCCCGGTTGCCCGTAACGCCTATAGCGGCAATGAGAAGCGTTGTGCCTTCTGTAACCGTGTGCGAAAAGCTGTGCGAGTTTGCCGACGTTGTTTGAGCATCAGTCGTGGCACTGCCTAGTTTTTCAACTGCCACCTTCGATCTCCAGAAAGACAGCCTCTAACGGGCCGAGAAAATATGAATCGTTCGTGTCCACCACAGAGCCGTCGTTCTTCACCCTGTCCCTTGCCATCCACTCAACGGTCTTGAGAACGTGCGTGCCGTCTGCCGGATGATCCTGGTTTGGCCCTAAATTAAATCCGGTCCACACTGAAGGCGACCGGGACAGTAGCTCTGATGTGGCCGCGTGATTGACGTAGGTAATCGGGTCAAAATGACGCAACGTCTCGCCAGACTTCAAAACGCCGTCCGTGTAAAGCTGGGCGAAATTGTCCGGGGTTACCTCGTCTAATATATTTCTGGGGCTGTACCCGCCCGGAAGATGTGACGGGGCATAGTCGTCGTAATTTCTGGGCGCGTCGTCGGCATTCAGAATGCACAGCCAGCTACCTAAGCGGCGAATATAAATCCGCTCTCCGGCATCCGGCGTTGCAAATGTCCACAGCCCTTCCGGGTGTCCCTTTGATCCTGTCGCGCCCGCGCCTGGGTCGTAATGACCAACGGGGTCCGGTGTTGTCCAATTGGTATCAAAGTCGAGGAAGTACTCCTCAATTGCCACCGGCGTTGCTACCGGCGCTGACTCCAGTTGCGACGTCATCGGCGGGGTTAGGTCTTCAACGGTTTCATGGTTGATAATAGATGCTGATGTGCTCAGCTTTAGGCAAGCCAAGCCGAACCTTAAATAACTCGCGTCGAGCTCATTAAGATCACTGAAGTCTTCGCCCCAACACGCCCATTCAATCATCGGGCCACGGGGCTTATCGCTGGCCCAGCCTCCGGGGTTGTCCCGGATAGAGGTCATCAAAAAATGTGTTGATCTGAACCCACGTTCAACTTTGGTATTGGAGCAGTCGTACCCGTGCGCGTCATCATGGTCGTTAGGCACGAACACAAAATCTTTTTGATGCTCTTCCTGCTGCAGAAAGTCTGCGCTCTTTGTTTGGCCGTGAGGACTCGGCAAACCTGACGTTCGTTTCTGAAGGTGACTGCTCGCCTGCGACCAACCGAACACGGTGTTATGGCCGGTAGCAGCGACCATTTTGGTCGTCGCCTGACTAAAGTAAGCCTTCCAGGCCGTTCCCCAGGTAAAGTTGCCTTCGTCAAATGCGCTTTCGCCGTTTCCGTCCTGGTCCCAATCGGCGTTGATGCTTCCGCTGCGCTGGTCGTTGCACACGTAGCGCCAGCCCGCCTGCGGGGTTAAAAGCTGCGTGTCATGGGCAATCTTCGACAGCGTTTTTAAGTAGATCTGACAGCGGCTCGATGTATCGGGCTTATATCCGATAATATGCAAGCCGATGAAGCCTTGATCTCCCGGTGGAAGGAAAAATATGGCGTCGGTCTCCACGCACTCTTCAAATGAGCCGTCCTCGGCAAGCGGAGTACCGTTAGTGTCAAGCTCAAGGTCTTTTGACAGCCGGACAATAATAGGCTGGTTGTGGTTTGCTGAAACAATGGTGTTGATGAAGCCAGTGCCATTTGTCGAGCGCACGCTTCTGAGCGCGGCTCCACTCTTCGGAGACACGACGTCGGACCCGTCGTGCATCCAGCAGCAAAAATCTGACACATCGCCGCCGCCAAAACCTAGTCCGGTCAAATCCGTTCCGGCAATACCGTCGACCAGGATTTTCGCCATGTAGTCCTGGACGGCTGCGTTGTTGATATTAACGTGCCACCCAGCCTGTTTGAAGATGTTGGTGGTGCTAGCCTGAGAGTTGGTATTAAATTCAAGCTCGTCAGTGGCACTTAAAGACAATGCGACGTCCTTGCGGTCAATGCTTGCAGAAGCTGACTGCGCGAAATTTGTAATCGCATGGAATTTATCGCGGGTTTTCGTGCGAAAACTCGGCGTGTTGTGCAGTGGCGCTTGATGGACGGCGCACATTGCCAGCGGGTTTGTGTTGTTAATGTTCTGCCAGTCAGTAACCCACCCGGCTCGCT